AGAGAAACAAAGTATATTGAAGGATAATCTTAAGGATGTTAATTACGATTTAGAGCTAGCAAAGGATAAGATCGATCTTCAACAGAACTATATTAAAGAAGTCGAAGGGCTTTCTACGAAAGAAATCGAAAGTAAAGAGCAAGAGATCTCTGATGCGAGGAGTGAAATCGAGCAAATACAATCAGAGAATGTTACTTTATCTAATTCGATTGAGCGAAGGTCACGTGGGCTCGAAGAAAAAATCAAAAAAAGCCACGACAAAAAACAAGCGCTTCTTCAGTACAAAGCGGAGTTTGATACGAAAATTAAAACGTTAGTCAAAGAAGCTAAGTTTTATGATAAGCATGATAACTGTCCAACATGTGAACAAGAAATATCAAAAGAACTGAAAAAAGAAAAAGTACAAACCGCAAAAGATAAGGCTGCCATATATCAAGATACTTTGAAAGATATAGCTGAACAAGCTACCGCCGTAGAAATAGAAATTACCGATTTAACTAGTAGATCTCAAGATATAAGAGACAAGACATCTACCATAACTACAAATAATAATTCTATTGATAGTCTACAAAATCGTATTAATTCTCTGAGTAAACAAATCGAAAAGATTAGAGGTAGCGAAGGAGATACGGCAAAGGCAAAAGCAGAATTATCCATATTAAAAGAAACAAGAGAATCACATTTTGAAAACAAAATTCGTATCAACGAAGATGTGACATATAATAGTGTGATTCTTGAAATGTTAAAAGATACCGGTATCAAGACAAAGATTATCAAACAATATCTACCGGTCATCAATCAACTTACAAATCAGTATTTACAGATTCTAGATTTCTTTGTACATTTTAATCTAGATGAAAGTTTTACAGAAACCATTCGGTCACGCCATCGTGATAATTTTTCATATGACTCTTTCTCAGAAGGTGAGAAACAACGGATCGATTTGGCTTTATTATTTACTTGGCGTCAGGTTGCCAAGATGAAAAATTCAGTAGCTACTAACTTACTCATACTTGATGAGACATTTGATTCGTCACTGGATCATGATGGCGTTGGTAATCTAATGAAAATAATTTATGCGTTTGGTGAAGATACTAATGTCTTTGTTATATCGCATAAAGGTGAAATCCTTGATGATAAGTTTGAGTCTAAGATGGAATTTATCAAAGATAAAAACTTTAGCAAGGTAAAATAATGTTGTACAATCAGTTAAAAATGTTGTATAATAGTATTCTTAATTATGGAGTATATCATGGAACTAAGTGAAAATACCCTGCAGATTCTCAAGAATTATGCAGGTATTAATTCAAACATTGTCTTCAACGAAGGCAATAATATTCAGACTATTTCTGAAGCGAAGAATGTTCTATCAGCAGCAAGTACTGTTGAAGACTTTCCTCAAAACTTCGGGATCTATGACTTGAATGAATTTCTCAATGTCCTAGGTCTTGTTGATGTACCTAATCTAACTTTCGAAAAAGATTATGTACTCATTAGTGATTCATCTGGTCGGTCAAAAGTTAAGTATTTCTTTTCTGATCCGGACATGTTGACATCACCATCTAAAAAGATTGTAATGCCTCAGTGTGAAGTACAATTTGATTTAGATGGAAATACATTGAGTCGTATCAAACGTGCCGCGGCGGCTCTTGGACATGACGAAGTATCAATTACACCAGGCGATGGCGTTCTTACTTTGTCAGTTGTTGATAGTAAAAATGCAACATCAAATACATTTTCTATTGACATAGCCGGTGATTATCCTGCAGAAACTTTTAACTTTGTTATAAGTATCTCTAATCTTAAGATTATACCAGGTGATTACCACGTGGCAATTTCGTCTAAACTCATCTCAGAGTTTTCTAATAATGAACTAGGCGTATCATATTGGATCGCTCTAGAAAAATCCTCAACATATGGAGAATAAAATGGCTAAAGAAGTAAAAGCCGAAAATATGGTTTCTGCACCAGCACCAGCTGCGGCAGGACAGATGGATCATGATCAGATCTATCAAGTGTCAACACAAATGGGCCGTTCAATGATTGCGGTCATTGATGCTATCGCTCAACGTGGTGGTTTCCGTGGAGAAGAGTTATCAACTATTGGTCAGTTACGAGATCAATGTGTGAAAGCTATCTCTCTTGGTGAAAACTACGAAGCGAGCAAAACATAATATTTACAAACCTCCCCTTTTATTGTATAATGTATTTCTTGAACGAGGTTTGTAATGTCAGATTTTCTATGGGTCGAAAAGTATCGGCCAAAAAATATCGTGGATTGTACTCTTCCACGTGAACTAAAACAACAGTTCCATGATGTTGTGGCTACCGGTGAATTGCCTAATATGCTTTTCACCGGTACAGCCGGTCTTGGTAAAACAACTGTTGCTAAAGCCCTTTGTCATGAACTAGGTCTAGATTATATCTTGATCAATGGTTCTGAAGAAGGCAATATCGATACCTTACGAGGTAAGATAAAACAATTTGCATCATCAGTTTCTTTGCAAGGTGGATATAAAGTTGTTATCCTTGACGAAGCTGACTATCTAAATGCACAATCGACTCAGCCTGCTCTTCGTGGATTTATAGAAGAGTTTGCAAATAATTGTCGATTCATTCTCACTTGTAACTTTAAGAATAAAATCATTGAACCACTTCATTCTCGCTGTGGCGTATATGAGTTTAATACAAGTAAGAAAGATTTACCTAAACTTGCACAAAGTTTCTATTCGCGACTTTTATATATACTACGTGACAATGGGATCAAGCATGATGAGAAATCACCTATTGATCTAGTCATGAAATATGCACCAGATTGGAGACGAGTCTTAAATGAAGCTCAGCGATTTAGTACCAGCGGCACTCTTGTTAATGGTAACGGCACAAATAGTGGTCCTGATAACTATCGTATTCTAGTAAAGTATCTCAAAGATAAAGACTTTAAGAATATGCGTCATTGGGTTGTGAATAGCATGGACATTGACGCCACTGCTATCTTTCGTGGTATATACGATTCTATGAATGAATATGTTGTACCGCAATCTATACCACAACTTGTTTTGATTCTGGCTGACTATCAATACAAAAACGCCTTTGTGGCAGACCATGAATTAAATGTTGTAGCTTGTATGACAGAAATCATGGCAAACGTGGAGTTTAAATAGTGCAAGGATCGTTAACTTTATTTACAAAGGACAATTGTTATTATTGTCATATGCTAAAAGAAAAATTAGATGAGTGGGGTTACAATTATAAAGTATTAAATAACCATCCACTTCCTAATGATCATAAGACTTATCCTCAGCTTTATTATCGAGGTAATGATGTTCAACAAGGTAATTCAGTAGATCTAACAGAAGACTTACTATTGACCAGAATAAAAGCACATGAATGGACAAGTGAAGATAGTGGGGTTGAAGGCGGATTTTGAATCATTTTGATTATTTAAATAGCATTAACCTAACTAAACAAGATATTATGGTTGATGACATATGTGAGAAAGCTTATAATTCTTTTATGGTAAATCGTGGTTTATCTTACTTTGCTGATACCGTGGTTATTGCTAATGAAATGAATAAGCATCATCAGATTGATAACAAGTTACAATATCATTTTCTTATAAATATGATCAGAAAACGAAAAAGGTTTTCTAAGTGGGCGAAAGCCAATAAAGAAAGTGATATTGATGCTGTCAAGGAATATTATGGGTATAGTAATGAGAAAGCCCGCCAAGCCCTGACACTTCTATCGCCTGACCAAATAACAATTATAAAAAACAAGGTGAGTAAAGGTGGAAGAAGAAGATAAAACGGTAATATGGAATCCAACAGATATGTTGGAAGTTACCCTTAATGAACCAGATGACTTCCTAAAAGTCCGTGAAACATTAACACGTATTGGTGTGGCTTCACGTAAAGAAAAGAAATTATTTCAATCCTGTCATATTCTACACAAACAAGGTCGGTACTTCATTGTACATTTTAAAGAATTGTTTTTGCTAGACAGTAAGAAAGCAAACTTAGAAGAGACAGATA